ATTGCTGACGAGATTCAAGGTACAATTAGTGGTAACATTACTGGTAATGCAAATACAGCGACTAACCTTAGAAACGTTACTAACTTTACAATGGCTGGAGACGTTGTTTCTAGCGGATTTACTTTTGATGGTATCGGTGATGCAAAAGTTTTCAACACACAATTAACTGCGAATATCATTACAAGTAAGAGTTCACCGTTACCTAATAGATCAGCAGGACAGGATCAAATACTTGTTTACAGAGCCAATCCTGAAAGATCTAGTACATCAGTTGGTCTTTTAAAACAAACACGTGATACATTTATTGGAGATTTAGGAGTTCCTATCGGAGCAATATTACCTTACTCAGGACCAACAGCACCATATGGTTATCTATTATGTGATGGCGGCGAAGTTGAAATTGCAAAATTTAGAACTCTATATGATGTTATAGGAACAAGATATAATGGTAGTGCTGCACTTAATGGTGCCGCAGGTAAGACATTTAGAGTTCCAGATTTGAGAGGTAGGTTTGCATTAGGTAAACATAATATGGATAATAATATTAATGTTCCTAATGACGTTGGTGGCTCGGTTGATAACGGCGGTGGCTCACCAGTTCCAGCAAGAATTTCAGGAACAGAACCAGAGACATTAGCAGCGTCAAGCGGATCAAGTTCTGTTACATTAACATTATCTAACCTGCCGGAACACTCTCACACATTACAAGGTGATGGAGAACAGTTTTATGCAGTTAGAGTTGATACTGCTCCGACAATTAGTTCAGTATCAAACAATGGACCAAATAACCCAGGTGAGGCACAATACCTACCAGATACAGGAGGTATTAAGAAACCTTCAGGTACTGTTTTAGGTTCTGCGGTTGGTATAATGAATCCTTACTTAACAATAAATTATATTATTAGATCAGGACCACCTGCATTCGAAACAATAGGAACGTAATAGATGGCTTATCAAATTAATAAAACAGATGGAACAATTGTAGCAACAGTAGCAGATGGCCAGGTGGATACTATTTCCACAGACATTACGCTTATTGGTAAGAACTATAGCGGGTTTGGTGAAGCACTTAATGAAAATTTTATCAAGTTACTTGAAAACTTTTCGAGCACCACACAGCCGACAAATCCTATTAAAGGACAGATATGGTTTGATGGCACCGAAAACAAATTAAAAGTTTACAGTGGAACTGCATTCGTACCTGTCAGTTCTGCAACAATTTCAAACACGCAGCCTACAACATTGGGTGTTGGTGACCTTTGGTTTAACGATACGCAGAAACAACTATACTTCTTTGATGGTACTACTACAATTTTGTTAGGACCTGATTATTCGGAAACACAGGGCATCAGTGGATTTAGAGTTTCAAGCATTCTTGACTCATTGAACCAAACTCGTGTTATTACATTATTATATAACAACGGAGTTTTACTTGGAATCTTTAGTAAGGATGCATTTACACCTAAGAATGCAATAGAAGGATTTACTGGAAGCATACAGCCTGGATTCAATCAAGGAACATTATCGGGAATGAAATTTGACGTTACCGCTACTAACTCGGAAAAGTTAGGAGCAGTTGATGCAACAACATATGCAAGAAGAGATACGTCAAACCAGTTTGCGGGACAGATTAGAATTAACTCCGACCTAGGTATTGTGTTCGGCGCAGGTGACCAAGGTAACCTTACAGTTGATAGCAATGGTAATGTATTTTTCTCAAACTCAGCATCTGATAAGACTCTTACAATTAATGTAAGAAAGGGTATTGTTCAGGAAGAAGCAATTATCATAGATGCAGCGGATAGAAAAATTAGCCTTTATGACGGATTCTCAGGAAGCGAAGTTGTCATGGGCGGCGATGTCGAGATAAAAGGTAACACAACGATTAGAGGTCAGTTGACAATTGAGGATGGTGACATTCTCAGTCTTAACACACAAAATTTAGTAGTTGAAAACAAACAAATTGAATTAGCACAAACAGGTGATGTCGCAACTAACTCGGATACTGTTGCCGACGGCGGCGGTATAGTTCTTAAAGGTCCGGCAGGAAACGTTGATCACGTGTTGCTTTGGTCAAATCTAGGATTAGCAGCAACATCAAGAACACCGACACTGGCAGCACAATCATGGACATCATCGGAACACATTAATCTTGCTACCGGCAAGGCATTTAAGATTAATGGAGTAACTGTTCTCGATGGTACTAGCCTAGGAACTGGAATTACAAGTATTCCGGGCGTTACATCATTTGGTACACAGAACGTTGTTAACATTGGTGCCACACCTCCAACTGCTGACATGAAATTAGAAACTGACAGCGGTAGTGGTAAGCCTAGAATTACAACATTGATTTCAAATAGTGATTTGGAACTAGCACCGGACGGAACGGGTAACATTGCACTGATTGGCAGTCCAAAAATTACAGGACTAGCAGATCCTACGGGATTGCAGGATGCGGCAACGAAAGAATATGTTGATAATGTACTTGAATCGAGAAGCCTTGCATTCTCCATGGACCTATCGGATGGTAAGCCAAACAGTTACATTGCCTCAAGCATTTTAGCAGCATTGGCTCCGCCGGCAGAATACAGAAACGGTACCATAGCAAGAATATTATGTACAACACTTTCAAATTCAACTACGAGTTTGAATATTAATCCGTTGTTAAGCGAAACCACAGCAGAATTTGATACACCTACGGGAACAGCATACGCAATCACAAATGTTGCGTTTTCATCAGCAACAATTTCTGCACCTACCATTACAACAACTAGAATCATTAAAACATTCCAGTTGTTGGCAGGAGCATGGAGTTATGTTTCTGAGGTAGTATTACCATAAGGATGAACAGGAGCGTTAAATGGCATATGTAATTAATAAGAGTGATGGAACAGCGTTTACTACACTACAAGACGCTACCATTAATACCGATTCTAGTCTTGTTCTAGTAGGCAGAAACTATATCGGTTATGGTGAAGCACAAAATGAAAACTTCCTGTACCTCTTAGAAAATTTTGCTAACAGTTCAGCACCGGCAAGACCTATCGCAGGACAGTTATGGTTCGATAACACAACTAATGTTATAAAGGTATACGATGGCACCAAGTGGGTCGCAGTTGGATCAGCAGCAATTTCTGCCACACCTCCGGTAGATCCACCAGCAGGAGCATTTTGGTTCAAGACACCGATCAACACACTGCACACATGGGACGGAACACAATGGGTGTTTATTGGACCAGAGGCAGTGGAAGGGTATGGAACGACAAGAGCAAGAAGCACCACGCTAATTTCGGATACAGGAATTACCTATCCGGTAATATTATTAACAGTTAGTGATCTTGTTGTTGGAATAATTTCAACAGGATCATTTACAATAGCAAGTTCAAACGCCATTGCAGGATTTAGCAGTCTTGATGCAGGAATAACACTAAGCACTTCATATAATTTCAAGGGCAACATTAACGGAAACGCTTCAACAGCAACGGCACTTGATACTCTTAGAACAATCAACGGCATTGGATTTGATGGTACGCAGAACATTACAGTTAAGGCAAGCACCACAAACAAATTGATTGCAGGTGATTATCTAGTTGGAACTGATTTCGATGGCGGCACACAACAAACATGGAACGTTGATGCAACGGCATCAAATTCCATTGGTAAGATAGTCGCAAGAAATGCATCCGGAGGATTTAGTGCAGGATTAATTACAGCAAATCTAGCAGGAGATGTAACGGGTAATGTTACAGCATCAACAGGAACTTCAAGATTTAATATAGTTGAAGCAACAACATTTGTCGGAGCAACGCTAACTGGTAATGCATTCAGTGCAACAAAATTAAGAACTGCACGCAATATTAATGGTGTTCCTTTCGACGGCCAATCAGATATTACCGTAACTGCCAGCGCAAGAACGTTAACTGACACTGCATTGGCTGCTGGCATTGTTAGTTCTCAATTGGAATCAGTCGGACTCCTAAACAAATTAGATGTTAATGGATTGGTAACCGTAAGTAGCAATCTTACAATTGCTGCATCAGGAAGTGATTCCAATCTAACAGCAAACAGAATTTTAAAATTAACCGCAAATGACGGAACTGACACTTCAGTTGTTGATTTAATTTCCCCAGACGTTTCGAATCTAGCAGGATATGGAGCCAAGGGTGCAATCATTCCTAACGTGGATCAGGATCTTGATCTAGGTAAGAGTGGAAGAAAGTGGGACAACGTTCATGCAAATACCTTTGTAGGAGATCTACAAGGTAATGCTGATACAGCCACCCTTGCAACAACCGCTACAAATATCGCGGGCGGAGCCGCAGGCTCTATCGCTTACCAGACTGCGTCTGGAACTACCGCGCTGCTCCCTGCGGGATCTCCCGATCAGGTTCTTGCATCTCGAGGAACTGCTGCACCACCTGTATGGGTTGATAACGTTTATGAATCATCACAAGCAGTTAAATTAAAAACTGCGAGAACAATTAATGGTGTAAGTTTTGACGGTACTGCAAACATTACGATAACTGACAACACAAGAGTAGCACTTGCTGGTGATACCATGACAGGTTTCCTAACATTGCATGCTAATCCTACAGCAAATTTACATGCAACACCAAAGCAGTATGTTGACAGTGCGATAGCAACAGCAATTGCAACAGTTCCAACACCGTATTGGGCAGGCGCAACGACACTGTCAAACGTTACATCGACGTTTGCTGGTTATGCAACAGGAACGAGAGTTTCATTCTGGAATGAAAGAGTTTACAATGCACCGAGATACGGTAACGGTGGCCAGGCAGTTGTATACGATAGATACAAAGAGACCGTTGAAAAACAGTCTAATGGCACGTGGATAACGGTAGGATAAATATTGATATGAATAGGCAATCAGCACTAGCACAGTTTAACAAACTCAATAAGAAATTCACAACAGTCCTGGCATTGATCGAAGATCAATCCTTGTTAAATCATGACCTCTATCTTTACAGAGAAATTGAGATTGACATTAATAATGAAAATGTCAGAGGAACCTACGACAGTTATGAAATTTATGATGTGAATGCAACTCCTCTGATGACAGAGGATCTGTTAAACACTATGGCTAGAAATAGAATAGTTGAAAAATATCCTTTGGAATCTCAACTAAGCATCTTGGGAAGTGTGTTAGAACAGGTTGCTGATGCAAATGCAATCAGTTGCGATGAATTAAAAGAGATGAATGACTTCATATCAGAAGTTAGACGTGTAAACGGAATTAGAAAAGAATTTTATAGAACAAATTCTCAATTTGAATACAAGAGTACCGAAGATATTGATGCAGAAATTGCAGAAAAATATGAGGGTGCTATTCAGGAATATGGTGATGACATACGTGATCTCTAAATATCTAGATAAGGAAACAGCGACCAAAGCCAGAGAGTACGCTGAACAACTTGAAGAACCTAGATGGGTCAGAAGATCATTGATGCCTACTCCTAGACAGGTTGACGGTTCAACCTGTGCATATGATTTTTGTGGGCATTCTCAAATGCCTAAGCACATAATTGAATTTTATAAATCGATCGCTCCTTTTTTTGAGGATCATAGGCTTGCAGAGATAGCCATAAATAGATACAAGATCGGTGATTACCTTGGTAAGCACAGAGATGTTGACTATTATAGAAAAAATTTGGTAATCTCATTACAAGACAGTGATGATGGATTGCTTATAGATGACGATAATGAATTTATCAAGGATTCTATAGGACAAGGAGTTTGTATTGAGGGAATAGGACCGGTGCATAGTGTTGCACCTGTAAACAACAAAAGATATTCTTTGGTTTATCTTTACGAGTAGGGAAATATGTATACACTTAGAGACGCATTAAGTTCGGATAATTTAGTAACATTGAACACACTGAGATCAGGTGTGGACTTTGTATCAACTAGCACACGATTAGGTGCTAACAGTTTTAACAAATTAAGTGTTTATGAATATTCGAAATGGAAAAATTGGACCAGAGAACAGAGAGCTAGTTTTAAGGCTTGCTTTTCTGAGGCTGATATTAGCAAAGCAGTTATAGGATACTTTTTAAAATTTCCGGCAAACACAGGATTTTTAGATGAAATGAATGCTTGGCAGGATGCAACATCAGCAGGAACTATTGTGGCATATAGCCTAACAGCAAATAACAGCATTACGATAGATAATCAAGCAGTTTCCGTAGAACAGGGCAAGGGAATAGAGTTTTCTCTAGCACAATTGCACTCTATAAGTGCTTCTTCCACGGAAGGTAACTGGGCATGCTTAATGCTTATGAAGTAAAAAACGATAAATACAAGTGAACTAGGAAAAACGCAAAATGGCATACCAAGTAGATAAATTTAACGGAACATTTTTAACGTCTGTAGAAGACGGAACCATCGATACAACCACGGATTTAAGATTTGTTGGTAAGAATTATGCTGGTTACGGCGAGGTGCAGAATGAAAACTTCCTGCATTTATTAGAAAATTTTGCAAATACTACAAGCCCTCCCAAGGCAGTAGAGGGTCAGATTTGGTATGATAGCGGAAATAAGAAATTAAAATTTTATGATGGTACAAAATTTAAGTCTGCAAGTGGAGCAGAGACTAGTGCAACAGCACCAGGTGGTTTAGGATCCGGTGATTTTTGGTGGGATACTTCTGCCAAGCAGTTATATGCTTATGACGGTGCAGCATTTGTACTAATTGGACCTGAAGCATCACCAGATTTAGGCACCAGTGGTGTTACAGCACAGGTAGTCAAGGATACAGGAAACACTAACCATTCTATTCTAAAGGTATTGGCTGGTGGAAAGACCGTGGCAATTATGTCACAAACAGCATTCACGCTTAACAGTTCAGTCAATCCAATTGATGATTTTACAGCAATTAAGAAAGGCGTCACGCTAGCCAACACAGATGCCAACGGTATTAGTTCTAACGATTATGTTTATTGGGGAACGGCATCAAACTCACTTAGACTTGGTGGTTTCCTAGCATCAGATTATATTACAAAGTCATCAGTAAATTTTAATACTACAGTTTTCTTTGACGATGACGGATTTAAAGTAGGTGATCAACAAGATTTATTTGTGTATGTTGAAGCAGGTGATCAACCTAGAATCAATAGTTTGTTAGGTAACCCCATTGACTTGGTAGTTACTGATGGCGGTGTTGATTATAAATCTTTACAGGTAACACTAAGTGGTATCAGACCTGGCACAGATAACACATTTGATCTAGGTACTTCTAGTTTAAAATGGAAAGATGTGTATGCAGGCGATGTATATGCTAACCTTACAGGTAACGTTACAGGTAACACAGTAGGAACACACACAGGAAACCTATTAGCAAGTGATACCCAAGTTATGGTAAATGCAACAACTAAGGAAATTGGTTATGCAAGTGCCACACTAAAAGGAACCTTAATAGGTAACGTTAGCGGTAACGTTACAGGTACAGCATCAAATGCTACCCAACTAAACAATATTTCACCATCTATTGGTGTTCCAAGTCCTTTAACTACATCAATTCCTGTAAGAGATTCCAACGGTGACATCACCGCTAATCAATTTATAGGAACAGCAGATCAATCAGATAAACTTGATGTTGATGGCACATATAGAGTAGCAGATACAGATCCTGTAGCAAATACTGTTGCAGCGAGAGATAGTTCTGGTAACTTGGAAGCAGTTTTATTTGAAGGAACTGCTACAGCAGCGAGATATGCTGACCTTGCAGAAAAATATCTAACAGATAAAGTTTATGATGCAGGAACAGTAGTTTCGGTTGGAGGAGCACAGGAAGTGACAGAAGCCAAAGAAGGCGACAGAGCACTTGGTGTAATTTCAGCACAACCTGCTTTCATGATGAACGCACATCAAGCAGGCGGACAGTTTGTAGCACTTAAAGGAAGATTACAAGTTAAAGTAGTCGGAAAAGTTAAAAAGGGTGACAGACTCGTAGCAACTGACAATGGATGTGCTAGAGTATCAGACGCATCGCCTGATGTATTTGGAATTGCCCTTCAAGACAGTTATCTCGAAACTGAAAAAATGATTGAAGCGGTAGTTCTATAATGGCAAATATTTTCGCAAGTGACCTCAACACGATTAGAACTAAAATTTCTGATGTCCTAGGACCGGGTGCTAATACTTTTGGTTACGGACAAACAGTTTACAGTTCAGCAGTTACGTCTGGGCAGTTGATTGAAAAAACAAACTGGGACGCAGTTCGATACGATATCGTAAATGCATATATTCATCAAACAGGTAACACTCCTAGCACAATTATAGTAAGCACAGCCGACACTATCAATGACGATGCTAGTGGCGCATATCAAAATTATGATTATTACGCTGACGTCTTAAGAAATAATAGATTCGACGTAGCAACAGGTCAATATACAATATCAGCGATTGATTCAAAATCAACAACAGCAACTTGGAATACAACTGCTTCTTCTGAACTTACAATTACATTTGGTTCGGCTGCGGAAGCAAGATACTTTTTTAATTCAGGTGGAGCAATTAGAATATCAAGTTCTCTTACTGGAGGAACATCTGCACAGGCTAATGCTTGGACTAACTTACTATTATCAGCAGGAGACCAGGACTTTGTTGGAGATTTAATAGCATCAAACGGTTTTTATACACTAACTAATTCTTATCAAACATATTATTCTGTTGCTGCTAGTACTCCATACAGTGCAAATAATTATAGATTGAGAGCAAAATGTAATGTTGCTGATAATTCTGCAGGAACCGCAACTATTGTTTATGTGCAGGCAGAATTGGTAGATTCTTACGTTGATCCAGGACCAGGAGGTCCTCCATATACAGGAGATCTTGTAGATGGAACACTAACAATTACGGCACAGGAACTAAGGGCAACAGGAACATTACAACCAACAGGTGATCCTTTTACAGTAAATCCGCCAACTTCTTACAGCATGTCAACAATTAGTGTCACGTAATTCTTTACCGATAAATACGTTTGAGGTAAAATATGGCTGGTATTAATACAAAAATAGATAAAGATGATTATAACGCTATTCAGACAGTTATTGGTAGAATTATGGGCGTTGGCTCTGCGAATACCGGATACGGACAAACCACTTTTAGTTCACAAGTAACAGTTTCTGATGCAGTAACAGTTAATGAATATGCTGCACTTCGTTATGATATAATTAACATACACAAACATATCTATAACTCAACACCGTCCGGAATAAATGATCAAACAATCGGAGCGAAGGTTCGATATGATGCTGCCAATGCTCCTATTAATTACTGGCTTTCAGTTGCAAATTCGTTAGATATAGCAAGGTTAACACTCGCTCCTGCAGGACAGCGTGTTTCGGTTAATCACGGTACAGAAAATTTTACAGGTGCTTGGGGATCTAGTACTAGTCCACAGTTAGCCTGCACAGTGACCTGCGAATGGACAAATAGCGAACAGGCAAGATTTTTCTTTAATTCAGGAAGTTCCATGCAGTTTACTAGTTCAAGAACGGGTGGTTCCTCAACAGCGCAGAATACTTCATGGACCACACTATTGAGTACTGCCGGTGCGAGAATTTTTGGCGGAGCGACACCTGGAACAGGAACTACTCCTGCAGATGGACAAAACTATTTCAGATTGACGAATGCAGGACAAACATGGAGTAACGTTGTTGCTTCATCTCCCTATTCATTAAATGAGTGGTCAATTACCTGCAGAACCGACGATGGCGTAACCAATAACAGCGCAGGAACTTCTAAAAAATTAGTGTTTCAGATTTATTGGAATGATAACCATTTTCCACTAGGTGGAAATTCGGCAACTGGAACGCCAGTACAGCCAGGCGGATTTGGACCGGATACTGTTGACGGAACAGTTTCATTGACAGTACAAACAGTCAAGGCGTCGGGCGTTTTGGAACCAACAGGTTCTGGTAACTTTAATATAGAAACCCCAACGGTTACAATAAGTTCTATCACTAATTAATTTTTCGCACCCTTACAACCCTCGATAAATAATATGCTACTATAATTATAGGAGGTATTATGCAAGAGGAATTCCAAAAAGCATTGGATTTTTCTAACTACAGAAAGACATTTGCTGTTCAGAGAAAAACCCTTAAAGAAAAAATTGAAGCCAAATTAACCTACGGTCATAACGGAGGAGTCTTCAAGATTGATAGAACACTTCTTAACTTTGTGGAAATGTTAATATACAAGGATAGATCGGAGGATGTTGTAATATTGGATGCAAACGAAAATCCAATTTTGATAAAAAATTTGGTAGAGTTTAGAGAAGAAATTTTTGATAGATACTTTACAGCAACCAATGAATATTTTGAAGAATATCAAAAGATTAAGAAAGCGAGATCAGTAGAATCTCTATTGGAAGTATAACAAATGAATAAGGGTATAATCCTATTTGCTCACAACAATAGGCAGATTGATTATGCCTTGATGAGCCTCCTAACAGCAAAATTAGCAAAGAAACATTTAGATGTTCCGGTAAGTCTAATAACTGATCCTTCAACAGTTGATTGGATGAAAGAATCGGACATTCTTAAGAAAGCAACTGAAATCTTTGAACAGATAATAATTACTCAGCGTCCGGAAGATGGAAACATGAGAAATTTTTCCGACGGTAAAAATATTAAACCAGCACCATTTAGTAATGGTAATAGATTTTCTGCTTATGATCTTACACCGTACGATAGAACATTATTAATTGATACGGATTATCTAGTGCTATCAAATAATCTAAATGAGTATTGGGATGTCGATAGTGACTTATTAATGTCTCCTAAATATAATGATATTATAGGTAAGGAAAGAATAGGTTATTTAGATTCACACATATCAGATACTGGAGTTGAAATGTATTGGGCAACAACAGTAATGTTTACGAAGAACGAGTATAGCAAAATGTTTTTTGATTTAGTAGAATACATTAAAACCGAATACAAGATGTTTGCTGATGTTTTTAGATTTGATCCTAGAGTTTACAGAAATGACATATCCTTTAGCATTGCCAAACACATTCTTAATGGTTATCAGAAAGTAAATGAATACAATCTTCCTGATGTATTTTCAACTACAGATAAGGATATCTTACACAATGTATCTGACAATAAATTACAATTTTTAGTTTCAGATAAAGATAATTTTATTGCTGCTTCTGTTAATAATAAAGATGTGCATGTTATGAATAAGTTTAGCATAGTTCGTAATTACGAAAAGTTGATGGAGTTAGCAGAATGACGTTTGGATATCTATTGATTGTATCAGAAAAAGACGATACTAATTATGCAAGGCTTGCTTATGCTCTTGCATTGAGCATAAAGAATACCCAGAAAGAAGGATACGATAAAGTAGCATTAATAATCAACGACAAGAAAAGACTAGAAGGATTCACATCAACATGGGTATTTGATGAAATTATCGAATGGAACGAAGCAGACTTCTGGGATGGAAGATCTCACATGGACTTGTTAAGTCCTTGGGACCAAACGATATGCCTTGATGCTGACATGCTGTTCCTTAGGGATTACAGCCACTGGGTAGAATATTTTATTAAGAATTGTGAATTATATGTTGCTAACAAATCCTATACCTATCGAGGAGAAGTTGTAAAAGATGAATATTACAGAAAAACTTTTTTAGCAAACGAGTTGCCTAACTTATATTCCTTTTACACATTTTTCGTTAAAGATAGTCAGTTAGCAAAAGAATTTTTTAACTTGCAAAGAGAAATTATCAAGAATCCTAAGGAATTTAGTAATCTATTCCTAAACAATTATAAACCTAAGATAGTAGGAACAGACGAAGCCTTTGCACTGTCGGCTAAGATACTAGATATAGCAGATGAAATTTCTTATCATTTAGAATTTCCTAGAGTAGTACACATGAAAGGAATGATACAGAAGTGGCCTTATCCTGCAGACAGTTGTTATGATCATGTTGGTTTTTATTTTAACAGACAGGGTAAATTAAAACTAGGAAACTTTGAACAAACTGATATTGTCCATTACGTAGATAAGGACAAGATCACTCTAGAAACAATAAACATATTGGAGGAAATAGCATGGAAGAAAAAATAAAACTTCCGGATTTTGACGAGTGGATCAAGAACTACAAACCAGAGCCGGTAGTCTATTGTGCTGCTTTTGATCCAGAATCAGGAAAGGTATTAGCAGTAGGTCCTAATCACGCTGTTAATGAAAAACAATATAGCAATGTAATAGAATTAGATTCTGATGTTGCTGAAAAAATTATATCTGGTGATATAAGGATGAGCAAGTGTTTTGTTGATCCGCATGAAGGAAAACTAGAAATAGTAGAAGTAAAAGATCTATTCAAGATTGACGATATGTTGCACAGAATTATTGTCAAGGAATGGTCAGACATTAAGAAGCCTGATATTCACTTGACACACTATGCTGATGGTAATACACTAATAATACAATTATCAGAAGAATATGGCGGAACATATAAGCAAGATGAGGAACACCAGCCAGTGGCAAAAAGAAAAATGTTTTGGGACGGTGATACGGTATTAGACTTTACTATAACTGATTACAATGATCCTAATGTTATTGCTGATAACTTTAGCATTAAAATTAACGAATTAGTTGGAAATAAGGTTATTAAGTCCGAACTAAACATTCCAAAGTATTTTAGTGTATACACTAGAAGACTATTTAAAAATTACATGATTGAGGAAAAATGAAAAAAGTAGTTGAGTTTGATGTTTTCTTTTTGAGTTACGATGAGCCTAATGCAGATTTGCATTACGCTGATCTATGTAACAAAGTGCCTTGGGCCAAAAGAATACACGGTGTAAAGGGTTCAGATCATGCACACAAGGCAGCAGCAGAACAATCAGAAACTGATTGGGTTTTAACTGTTGATGCTGACAACATTGTATATCCAGAATTCTTTGACATAGAAATAGACATGGACAATCCGGACATTCGTGCATACAGTTGGTGCGGTCGCAACAATGTTAATGGCCTGCGCTATGGAAATGGCGGATTAAAACTGTGGAACAGAGAGCATGTGCTTAATATGAAGACGCATGAAAATGCAGACAGTGAAAGAGCTCAGGTTGATTTTTGTTGGGAAGATGGTTATAGAAATTTTCCTAAAACATTTAGTGACACGGTAATTAATGCAACACCCTTTATGGCATGGCGTGCTGGATTCCGCGAAGGTGTAAAAATGACACTGGATGGCGGATTAAAAGTTCCTTCACAAGAAATTGAAAAACGTATTTGGTGGCACAATATGCACAGGCTAAGAATGTGGAGCACAGTTGGAAGTCATGTTGAAAATGGTTTGTTTGCTGTATATGGAGCACGTCTAGGAACATATCTTACAAACTGTACGGACTGGGATCATGTTCAGGTTAGAGATTTTGAATGTTTGCGTGATCTTTACAATGAAAAATGTAAACAATACGAAGACGGTTTTGGTCTTGAACAAGAAATTAAGTGGTTAGGAAGTGAACTAAGACATGAACTAGGATTTAACTATCCTAATTTAGATCCATCGATGAGCAAGTATGTAATGGATTTATATGAGGAATCTATTAATTTAGGAAAAACATACTTCAGTCAAATTTATGTATGATATATTTTTTGTCAGCAAGGGAGAAATCAACATTAATGCTTGGACTAAGTTCAAGCAATTAGTACCCCATGCACAAAAAATAGAAAACTGTGATACTTTTGAAAAGGCAGCAGACAAATCCTTAACAAAACATTTTTGGGTAGTTTGGGATAATATCACGATTAATCCAGATTTTGAATTTAATTATAGAATTCCGGAGTGGGACGAAAAATACATTCATGTGTTTAAGAACGGATTATATCATGATGGCATTTGCATTTTCCCCAAGCGTGCTAAGATCCTACAGAGAGAATGGGACTATCGTTTTTTCACAAATAAAAAAGAAATGGATATGATAGCAAGCCAACCTGTTCCGTACGATGTTGCATTTATTTCATACCACGAAGAAAACGCAGAAAAGAATTTTAATAAATTGCTTGAAAAAGCACCTCATGCACAATGGACACGCGATGTCAAGGGCATACACCAAGCACACATTGAAGCAGCAAGAAAGGCAACCACGGACATGTTCTACATAGTTGATGCGGATGCTGACGTGTTGGAAGATTTTAACTTTGACATGCAGATACCCTACTATGATTTCAATGCAAGAAAGAGCGTGTATGTTTGGCGCAGCAGAAATCCAATAACGGATTTGGAATATGGATACGGTGGAGTAAAACTGTTTCCGAGAGAAGCAACGCTAAACATGGATACTAATACTCCAGACATGACCACGAGCCTTTCTGACAGTTTCCGTGCAATGGAACAAGTAAGTAACATAACAGCGTTTAACACAGATGCATTCAGCACCTGGAAGAGCGCATTTAGAGAGTGTTGCAAATTGGCAAGCAGAACCATAAGGGGACAGAACGATGATGAAACGGATCAAAGGCTTAGCAAGTGGTGTTCGGACTATGGGCGTGACAGACCTTTTGGCGACTATGCGATCAATGGCGCCCGTGCTGGCAGGGTTTATGGTGTGGCTAACAGTGCTAATCCTGATGCTCTTAGGTTAATAAATGATTTTGATTGGTTAAAGGAACAGTTTGATGCAGGACAAGGATAGAATACAGAGTTTTGAGCCTATTATGGACGAGATATCGCCTACCTTCTGCATGGCCAAATGGCACCATACCACAATATATCTGCAGACGGGCGAAACGCACAGTTGCTATCATCCCGCACCACACAAGATTCCGCTGGAAGGATTGGAAGAGAATCCAAGCCAACTGCATAACACTCCACAGAAGAAAGCGGAGCGACAGCAGATGATCAATGGCGAAAAGCCGAGCGGTTGCCAATACTGCTGGAACATTGAATGCATGGGCAAGGATTATATAAGC